TTTTTGTCTCAAATGTCTGATAGAGTAACGGTTGCTGCCGCTACTGCGATATTTGCTGCGGCCTATTCCGCGTATTCATATGTTAGATATGGGACGCGTGATTTAGTTAAGGTCGCTGACGCGTTTAGTTTCACTGCCGAAGTTGTCAGTGACACTGCTGAGTTGATCATTAGCAGGGACGCCCGTGAGCAGTTATCTACTCGGTTAAGTAGTAAGATAATTGATTACGGGCGTAATCCTTGTAATGTGGAATCGCATATTTTGCGTTCCGCTTTTCGTGAAACCCCGACTCCGTTTGTTGCCAATAAGGACCCTAACCATACACATGGTGAGAGTGCCGCTTGGCGATCCAGTTGTGCTCTTATTGGTAGACAAATTGCCACTAAGGTTGGGTTGGAACCATTTATTTTACAAGCTAGTAATGCTGATGTTAAAAATGGGTACAACTACTCACGCACTTATCACTGGGCTAAGGATGTTAATACCCCTGTACGCCTTGTTTCGCCTGGTCGTAATGATTTGGTGATAGTGGTAGATGTTGATGAGTATTTGGATGTGTCGAAGTTACTTATCGACACACCTGGACCAGTTTTGTTATACACGTTTCAACCGAGCGTTGTGGCAAAGGTAACTGGGGAGTTTTGTTTTGCGTTCAACAATGATAATAAGGTGTCCTATACTGTTTCTGGTGGAGCACGTTACGTCCATTATGTTTGGAATTATGGCGTAGACGTCGTTTCAGTCACCAGGGGTTGGACTACTAAATATTACGTAGTTGAACGTAGGGTTGCGCAAGAGCATCATGAGTATGTGTTTTTGATACCTTTGGGAGTTTGGCGTGGAGTCTATTCTTTATTTGCGGATCGTTTGTCAGCAAGTAAGATAGATCGCATTTTACCGTGTGTTAAGGGTTTTGTTTTGTTGGATGTGCAAACTCGTGAAGGCTTGTTTAAAAGCTTAGGGCGAGTCGGGGAATATAATTGTGTTACCTTGCCGTTGGATGTCTTCAGTGCTATTGGGAGTTTGGTTAGAACTGCTCAGTTGAAGACAGGTAATGCCAGTGTAATGGCTATGGCAAAGGTTACAAAACAACAGGGGATATTGCTTGTGGACTATTTTAGGGCCACAAGCGATGTTAAAGTTGCACCTATTGTTTATGTTCCGTCCGTTGGTTGTAATGTTTACCAAATGGTTAGTACCGTTAGTGGGTATGAGCCAGATTGCGCACCAATTATGACTAGTTTTATGTCACCAATTTTACCCATAGCCTTTGTTCCGGATAATTCGAGGAACAATGAGCAAGCCGCGGTTACTGGCAGAGTGTTGGAACCTGCCAGTGAAGCGAAACGTGTTCAACCTGTGAAGCCTAGTGCCTTTTTGTTGAACTGTATGGATGAGTTTGTTAAATTGCTTATTCCTACGCCTCATGAGTTGATTCCAGTCACCATTGAGGATGTTTTACTACGTCAAAATCGACCTGCTCAACGCGCATTGTTTGAGCAGGCGGACAGTCAAGACCCTGTGCCGTTGGCCAATACGTTTGTTAAATCTGAACCGTACCAAAATCCTAATGATCCACGGATGATTACCACTTATAACACAGTGGATAAGCGTGAGTATGCTCGATATATATACTCATTAGCTGATTTCATCTGCGAAACGTGTGAATGGTACAGTTTTGGTAAAACACCTGTTGAGTTGGCTATAGCAGTAGTGGATATTTGTGAGAATTCCACTACTGGGGTTAGTTGTGCGGATGCATCCCGAATGGATGGCCATATATCCTATTTAGTTCGTGATTTGGAACGCATGATTTTATTGCGAGCTTTTCCGAAGGAATATCATCGTGATGTTACTGATCGGCATAGTTCACAATTTAATTTGCGTGCCCGTACTAAGTTGGGTGTTAAGTACCAGATTGAAAGTCAAAGAGGTAGTGGATCTAATGAGACCGCCTTGTTCAATACTGGTGTGTCTAAGTTCACTGATTACGTGGCTAGACGCAGCGTTGGAGTTGCACCTGTGGAAGCTTATGAAGCTAAGGGTCAATTTGGGGGTGATGACGCCATTGCCTCGGAAATTGCCCCGGGCTTGATAGGTGGTAAGCAGATGATAGCTGCCGGCGCGCTTATTGGTCAAGTCCTTGAGGTTGATGAGTTTTGCCATGGATCTAGTGGAGTTAATTATTTATCTAGATTCTATGGTGATTCTGTTTGGCACGGTGATACAGGTTCCACGTGCGATTTACGACGCATGTTGTCAAAGTTGCATTTGACGCCTAACATCACTGGTTTTACTCCGTTGCAGAAATTGTCTCAGAAACTATCTGGGTTGTGTAGAACTGATTATAACACACCCATTATCCGTCAGATAATAACAGCAGCATTGAGATTAGGAATCGATCTCAATGTCGCCCCAGACACCAGAATTAGTTCCTGGTGGTCCAAGTATGAAGTCGGCGACAATTGGCCACAGTTGGTCGTCGAGGATGAGCAAGCGTACTTGGAAGTCTGGTTTAAAGAGGTTGATACTGAGCCTCTGTTTGACTTTTTGGAACGAGTCACCCATAGTGCCCAATTGTTGGCAATGCCCACGTTAGTTGTGGCAGACCCAGCTAGTGTAGCTCCTAGACGCCCAACCGTAGTTAATGAAGAGTTTGTTGAGCCCGACCCTGATAAGATTTTGGCCGTGTCCTCTAAAGCTGTTAAAGTTGACAGTGCTCTAGCGTGTTGGGCGTTTCAGAAAGGTGAGTGTCACCGTGATAACTGTAAGTTTTTTCACGGTGAGGCTCCCGTGTCTGATTATAAGAGTGAAACCCATGAAAAAATCTTTAAAGATAGGGATTATACCTATTGTAAGGACTTTTTGGCGCATAAGTGTAAGTATGGCGCTAGTGGTGAAGGCTGCAAATTTAAGCACGTTAAGTTGTGTGGTGATTTCCGGAAAGGTCAGTGTAAGCGTGGTCTAAAGTGCAAATTTGTGCACAGTAGACCAGCTGCGAAGTAAACTACGGCTGTTAACGTGCACCAGCCGTATATTTTTGTTTTATAGATTCGCGTTTTGTTTGTTTGTTTAATCGTTTATTTTGTTTACAATATAATATATTTGAAATGTCAAGAGCTAAGCGTAAGTGTGTGTGTCAAATTGATGGTGTCGAATACCACGTGGTAAATCGGGCTGATTTTGATGAAGCTATTGATGAACTTGTTGAAAGATTCAATGGCGTCGTAGTTAGCACTGATAGTCCACTTTTGGATGTTTATGGAATTCGTAAGTATCGTAAGGTGTTAATTGCCTGCTTCGACGCCGTCGATGTGCCACCCGCTGCCCCTTTGGTAGGTGTTGAACCAAATCCTGGCCCCAATAATAAAAATAAGAAGAAACCTGTTGTTAGACAACCCAAGAAGAAAAAGCATAAGCAGCGTGTTCGACGTGTTAGGGGAAATGATATTACTACGGCCTATATTTCCAGTTTGGTTGATCCATTTCAACATCCTGGTGTTAAGTTAGGCTGGGGTACTATGGTCCCTACTACGTTGGCTCAAGCTTATGTTCGTGGTGTTACTACCACAAATGGTGACGGTTCTTTAGTGTTGGTTGCATTGCCTCAGGCCTGTAGTAATAATGGTTGGGGCAGTGTTTCCTTCTTTGCTAATGGAGCTGCCGTCGCCAATGCTACATCAGCCGTGGCTAGTTACGATGCCACAGCGATAGCTGCGAGTTTTTCTTCTGCTAGGGTTGTGTCCATTGGGCTTCGTAGTTATCCTATTATTGCTGCGACTGCCACTCCTGGCGTCGTTTATTCTGGAGCCATACCTACTACAACTACCACGATTTTGGCCACCATGTCACCTAATGATTTTTACGCATTTCCCACCTCACACATGTCTGTTGGTATTTCTGGTGGTTCATCCACCGGGAGACCTATTGATGTGTCGTCCTTTGAGTTTAAGGCCTATGCTGTTAATGCTGATGGTTATGGTTATAGTAATATTGAGATTGAAGAGAATATTCCTTTCTCAATTCCCTACCAAGCATACTCAGGTTTACCTGCGAGTACTAGTGTAGCTTATGAGTTTGTCATGAACTTTGAGGGCACTGAGCAGTTGAAGCACTCTGCTGCGCCTTTAGGGCAGGGAGATGCTGGTTCTGGCGATAGCTTACTTAGTTCAGTTTGGGGGTCCATTGAACGAATGTGGGCTACTGTTAAACCAGCATTGCCACCGTCGGGACGTCCTGGTATTCAGTCTGCTGACCAGGATGGCCTGTTGGCTAGTGTGTTCAGACGTGTTGGTAGTGGTGTTGTTAAATCCATTGCTAACAGTTCTGGTCAACAATTGGGTCGTGCTGGGTTGAATTATTTGGCTGGTGGTTATGGTGGCGGTGCTGGGCAACGTATGCTTATGGCTTAACTTCTGACATTTGTATTTGTGTTTGTATTTGTGTTTTTAGTGTATATTTTGTGTTTATGTGACCCTAGGTAGACAAATCTACCCCATATATCCGTTAAAATCGTGAGTGGGATTATGCGTCTATTTAGTTTATAACTTTGTATATAATATATAATAATATATTTCGATTAAATTTTCATTGTTTGTTCGTCGTTTTACCCGAGTGCACACGGG